TCATCTTGCCAGTGTTGCCCGTTCCCACGCCTTTATCGCTCTCGCGAGGGGGTAGCCTTCTCACCGACCGGATCGCCGCCGGTGATACGCCGCATTTTTGCGTTGGGGTCTAAACAGGATTACTGAGTGCTGTTCCGACTTTGCATGTTGTTAAAAAGCAGGCGACTTGCTGTCCGCCGCTGGCTAACTTCGCTCAGCTGTCGATGTTTCGTTTCGATGAGTAGAATATACAAAACGTATTCTTATAGTGCAATACGAAATGTATATTTTATTGGCGTGCAATGGATAACAAACTGTATTTAAACGTGATTTAGTTTTGTGTTTTGGCGCAAGCAGATTTAAATCAGACGGGGTGAGGTTTTTTTTGGGTCACTTGGTTGTTGAGTGGAGGGCCTATTGGAATGGGAAATGCGTTGTAATGGCGGCTTTGTGCCGCCGTTAGAAGGAGGGCTTGGGGAGGATAGCGAGATGCTTAGCTTTTTGGAGACTGGCAATAGGCAGTTGATACCATTTCATATTGTTTATTTTCAATTTTTACTTGGTTACGCCCAAAATCACCAGCCGCAGGGCTTGTCATTACCGGCTGCTTAGAAGGTTTAATCGTCACGGCTTTGTTTTTTTCAACGTATACGAACCTAGCGCCAATTTTGCTGAGGTGTGTTTTTCCAGAAACTACACCACAGACAGCTTTGCCACTTTCTGATTTAACAACTTCAACGTTACTAAAGGTGAGTCCGTTTGTAACTGCAAAGGTGTTATCACAAGTAGCTATGGCAAAAGGTTTCTTTGATTCATCATCAGCTGCTACCCTCATAAACTCTGCGCACTTGTTAGTTGCTTCACGGGACTTCAGGTTATCAATAACGGCGGATTTTGCGTTATCAATCAAAGCCGCGTCCTGCGCATATAGTGATGTTGAGCAAAGCAATAGCGATAACAAAATTGAGTCTTTCATAAGCGTCCTTACTATTTACGGTTATATAAGTCTTAGCTTTGTTTCCACAGCTACACCAATAATCCTGCAGTTCCCGTTAATAGGTACCAGTGGCCACTGTGGGTTTAGGCCCTTGAGATACTTTTGCCCGCCATCGATGACTAACTTTTTGAAAGTTGCCTCGTTAGAGTCAGAAAGTTTAGCAATTACCAGGCTTCCATTGACCGGATCTCGTCCCGTGTCGAAAAGTACGTATGTTCCTTCAGGTATGCTCAAACCTGTAGGCGCAGTCATGGATTCGCCCTCAACGAGCAGCCAGAACGCATCACCCTGTATGTGTGCATTCGACTCAAGCCATTGGTCGATATCTTTCAAAGTGTAAGGCTCAACGGCTTCACACCATGAGCCAGCCTGGACGCTGCTGATAACAGGATATTTGTTGCCCGGATTATATGGCCCTGCGTACTCAACATCACCTTTTAGCGTGTCATCAATAATTAAGCCGCCAGCCCCTACTGAAAAATTTTTCTTCCCAAGGAACTGCAATATTTTCGCGATCTCAGAAAGGCTTGGCTCGCGACGCGCGTTCAGCCAATGGCTTACTGCACCTTTAGTAATGCCAAGATGCTCAGCCAACTGTTCCTGATTAATGCCCTGACTTTTCATCAAGGTCTTAGCTAAGTCGTACCATTTCATAGTCATACCTGAATGATACAAGTTGTATATATTTGCGCGAGCCACAATTTGTATATTTAACTTGCGCATAAAGAATACAAAACGTATATTTAAGTTGTTTAAAGGAGACCCGACATGAACAACATCCGAAAAATCCGCAGAAACATCGGTTTGACTCAGCGCCAGATGGCAGAAGAGTTGAACCTGACGACAGGTGCGGTTTGTCATTACGAAAAAAATAAACGCAGCTTAAGCCTTGAGCAGTGCCGGGCAATTGTTGCAGCTCTTAATAAGCATGGCGCTTCAGTAAGCGTTGATGAAGTTTTTCCACCAATCAACAGCAACGCCGCTTAACGGCGGCCCTAACCACGAAAGGGAAAGCAATGCATTCACTTGCGTATCAACAAAATAACAAATTATCGGTGACGCCGATGATTTACCAGAATCGCCGGGAGGCTGATTCCACGGCAATGAATATCGATGGGATCCGCGCCGCAGTTCGCGCCTGGGCGGCTGACTGCCGCAGCCGTGAATTTGTCGCGGCTCTGATAGTTGAAGAGTGGCGGACAACCGGTGGCGCCGGGCTTGATATCCCGACTGACTCGCACCGCCAGATGCAGAAAGTGTTCCGCTGGATCGACGGCGACACCGAATACGCGGCCAACAACATTCGCCAGCTGGCGCCAGCAATCATGGCCGTCCTGCCGCTGGAGTACCGCAACCGCCTGTCGCCGCAGAACGACACGATGTCACTGATCGCTTCTGCAATGAAAGAGTGTGCCGAAGCTAAACAGGCTGTGCTGCTGGACGCTCCAGAGCATCAGAAGCTGAAAGAGGTGAGTGAGGGTATAGCGTCGCTATTCCGCCTCATGCCGGAGCAGGTAGGGCCGCTAATGACGATGGTCACTTCGATGCTGGGGGTTATGTGAGAGTCACCAGAAAAGAAAAAGCCCTTGAAGCGGTAACTTCAAAGGCCCTTATCACACTGTGTTACGTCGGGTAACGGGAGTAAGTATGTCAAATACTGCTGAAATTATCAATTTCCCAACCAATACCGAAAAAACGGGAGGTCGTATGGCCGACCTGTCGAACGGGTATACCAAAATCGCTAACGAGATCCAGCAGCTTAAGCCTCGCCTGAGATTGTCAGGCCGGGAATGGCAGTGTTTCGAGGCAGTGATCTGGCTTACCTACGGCTGGAACAAGAAACAGGATCGCGTTACAAACACGGTGATCGCAGAGCTTACAGGCCTGAGTGATACCCATGTTTCCGACGCTCTCAAGTCACTCGCTGAACGCAAAATTATCTTCTCTCAGAAGCAGGGAATGATGAAAATTGTCGGTGTAAATACTGACCTTTCAGCCTGGATTTTAGACAAACCGGAAACGGGAAGAAATTTCCCGAAAACGGGAAAATCCTTCCCGAATTCAGGAATAACCTTCCCGAAAACGGTAGACACCCAATACAAGAACAAGAACAGTATTAAAAGATCTTCGTCCGAGAATTCTGACGAATCCTCTGACGCACGTCTGAAGAAATTTTTATCAGCCCATCCTGACGCTGAGATTTACACCCCCTCCGGTGCGAAGTGGGGATCTGCTGAAGACCTCAAAACTGCCCGATGGATTTCAACCAGGGTGAAGTTGATTAACCCAACCTGCAAAGCCCCGGATTTAACCTCCTGGTCTAACACAGTTCGCCTGATGCGCCAGATAGACAACCGTTCTCATCAGGACATCTGCGCGCTGTATGACTGGGCCAGCAAACACCACTTCTGGCAGACCAACATCCTGAGCCCTGAAAGCCTTCGCAAGCAGTGGGACAAGCTGACCATGCAGCGCAATGCTGGTGGTGAGCAGCGCGCCGGTAAACCAGATCTGGACTTCAACAACACTGACTGGGCCTATGAGGTGATGCGATGAAATCTCTTGCAGAGCAAATGCGTAACCACGACCGCGAGCAGATGAGCCGCATGGCCCATAACCTGCCAGAGCAGTATCAGGAGCGCGCACCGGTCGAGCAGGTGGCTCAGGTATTCAACAAGCTGTTCAACGAGCTGCGCGCCGCGTTTCCGGCCAGCATGGCGAACTTCCGCACCCAGGACGACCTGAACGAATTCCGCCGGCAGTGGTTGCTGGCATTTCAGGAGAACGGGATCCACTCAATGGCTCAGGTCGATGCAGGTATGCGCATTGCCCGCCGCCAGGAGCGCCCATTCCTTCCGTCGCCGGGCCAGTTCGTCGCGTGGTGCAAGCAGAGCGGTGGGGCGCTGGGTATCACCGTTGAACAGGTGATCGCCGAATACTGGGACTGGCGTAAACGTTCTTTCGAATTCACTTCCAGCGAGCAATTCCCCTGGTCTCAGCCGGTCATGTACCACATCTGCGTCGAACTGCGTCACCGCAGCACAGAGCGCCAGTTAACACATGGTGAGCTGGCACGCGAGGCGGGTGAGTTGCTGGATATGTGGGAGAAGCGCGTCTGTGAGGGTAAGCCAGTGCCGCCGGTACGCCGGGCATTAGCCGCGCCAGTTGCTGACCTGGGGCCTACGCCTGCGCAAATGCTGCTGGCAAAGTACAACCGCAACAAGTCGAACGGGATGGTGTGAGATGACCATGACAATCCGCGGGCAGGTGCTGGCAGTCCTGCGTAACAACCCGAGCCTGAACAGTGCTCGCATAGCCAACATGATCGGCATGACCACCAAAAAGCTGTCAGGTACCGTCAGCGCCTTACTTGCTGATGGACTTATCGCCTGTGAGGGTAAGCACGGACAGCGCCTGTATCGATTGACCAGTTACGGCATGCAATACGCGGCCGACACGGCGCCCGCCAGGAGTACGGACACAACGAAACTGGTGCTGCGCACAGCGTCAAACGTGATCTACCAGGAGTGCCGCAACAGCGCGGCGATGAAGCGAGTATTGATGGTTTGGGGGAGGGTAGGGGTATGAGCAACATTGACAAACAGGCTTTGCGTGAAAACTTTGAAGCATGGGCAGAAGAGGCTGGAGCGCTACCGTGGGGACACCTAAAAAAACAACGCTCCGTTAGCGGAAATTACTCCGTTCAGATTTACACCTACATGTGGCACGCGTGGAGTGCCTGCCATGAGTCGCTGCTGGATGATCTGGAAGCCAAAGACAAGTGGATTGTCGATCTGGAGTCGAAACAAGTAAAAATTAAATTGCCTGAATCATTCTATCCGGACGGCGACATCGAATGCCCGTTAGTTATCAATGAATACCAGATTATCGAGGCGATTGTAGCGGCTGGCTGCAAGCCGATTGCAGTCTGCCCACGATGTAAATGTGAGCTTGATTTAACCCACAAGCATGACGGGGCGCATTATTGCCACGCCGCCGGTACCGGTAAGGGAGAGTGAGCATGGCTTTAACTCACGATGAACTCTGTCAAATCGCCTGCCGCTTCCTGCAAAACAATGGGTTCAAAGTCGCTTTTCATGATCGATTCCGCGCATGGACGCCATACGGGGAGCAAGCTGATGCAATCGGCTTTCGCAACGGAGCTAGTTGCCTAGTCGAGGCTAAATGTTCTCGGTCCGACCTTCTGGCAGACCGTAAGAAGCCTTTCCGGATTGAACCAGAGAAGGGCATGGGGGATTGGCGCTTCATGATTAGCGAGCCAGGTATTGTAAATATTGAAGACCTGCCGCCGGGATGGGGATTGCTCCACGTCGTGAAAGGTAGGGTGAAGAAGATTCATGGATGGCCAGGCAATGTCGACTGGGTTGTCACAACCAGCAAGCCATTTAAAGCCAATAAACAAGCCGAGTGCGACTACATGTTTAGCGCGCTACGGCGCATGGATTTACGTGGACACCTAAAAGAAGTTTATGACGGCGTGATAGTCAACAAACCAGAAGGAAGCGCAGCATGAGCACTATTACCAGAGAATGGCTTAAGCAGACTATCTCGGAACTTGAACAAGAGCGCGATGCAACCCCTGGAGTGGTGAACGAAGATGCTGTGATGGCGTTGGAAGCGATGAGGATTGCGCTTGCATCGCTCGAAGCTGAGCCTGTTGCGTGGCGTTGTGGTTCCACTGTGACAGTAAACAAGCCGGTGGCGGATGATTGGAAACGAAGAGGGTTTGCATTCCATCCACTCTACGCCGCCCTGCCAGCGTCGGTAGTGCCGAATGGTTGGGTGTTGGTTCCGAAGGAGCCAACGCCAGCGATGCTTAATGCCGCCTGGGTTTCACATGGCATTTACCATGCATCTGCTTATCGCACGATGCTCGCAGCAGCACCGCAGCAGGAGGTGAAGCTGTGACATTCAATCTCTACGTACTCACTGTAATGCTTCCGAACCTGATTCTGTGTTCATTGCTTGGCAAGCCAGCCATAGAAAATGAGAAGGCAGCACGCAAGGTTCGCCTGTCATGCGCCCGACGCATGGGAAGAGTCATGATGGATGCGCCGTCAAAGTTATTACAGTGATATAATACTTTCATAAAAGCGGAGGGATTATGAGCAATAAACGCAGAAGCAAACATGACTTACATTCTTTTGACCCATACATAAAATGGCTAGCTAATCGCATTTTTATGATTGGATCTTGGATAGTAATC